GCAAAAACACAGTTTTAATCACACGCTGCAAGTCGAAGGAGAAAGCAGAGAACAGCGCGACGGGGCGGCCCTAGGCCGCCCTGTTTTATTTTTGTGGGCGCGCTGCCGGCGGCGGTGATAACGCCTGTTGCTGCCGCAGCAAGAATTGCTGATGCAATAACGCGTGGGCACGCACGTTCGCGTATCCCGCTGGCGAATCCACTTTCGCCACCTGTCCCGCATCCGCGGAAAACCACCGCTTGCACGTTTCAAGTTCGACCGCGTGATTATCAGCAAACGGATCCGGCATGATGCTCGGCACAATTGTTTCCGCGCCGGTTTGCGGATCACGCTCAATCAACGGCTGCTCGATGACGAGCTGCGCGATTTCGCGATACTGTTTCGTCCGCGACTCTTCGTCGGGAATCACGATTTCTTCCAGGCCGATGAGCCTCTTAATAAGTGCCAAGTTGTCCGGATGCGCAAGGATTTGCTGGATTTGCGGGTCGTTACTGCCGATCAATTGCATCAAGACAGCCCGCTGCTGCGACCACATCGTCGGATATTGCTCGTCAGTTTCAGGATACGAGAACAAATTCCCTTTCAGGTCGGCGATGCGAATCCACTTCGATTCGAACGCCGAGCCCGCGCCCAGGAGGGTCATTTCGACGTCACCGGGACGATTCTTTCGGAAGCAATCCACGGCGAGAAGCATCACGTCCGCGTGGAAGAATTTCATCGCGCGCCAAACAAGACCTATCCGCCCCATCGCCTGATCGCGAGCCATCGCGTATCCTGCGGCGGTGTCGTTGTTCGTCATCACGCCGCCGAAAAGGGCCGGAAACGCGCCCGTAAGAAATTGCGCAACAGGCCCCATAAGACTCGCAGCGTGCTCGGCGAGGTCCGGAGGAATTTGCGCGGGTTCGGGCTGGAAGAATCCTGCGGCAAGCGGCTGCCCTGGCTTTGCGCGCGCGGGATAGTGCGCGCCGGGCTCGGCAGTTTGCGATTGCAGCGCGTCAAAATCGAGGACTTCGCTGTCCGCGTAAATCGGCGGAATACCATACTCGTACGTTTCGATTTGCAAATTCGAGAGTGTGTTGAACCGTTCCTGCACGGAAATCAGCGCATCGCCAAGCGCTGGCCGGCCACTCGATCCGTCACCGGGCAATGCGTGAAGTACGCGCCAGTGATCGTCCATGTTTTCGTTGCGCGATTCGCAGTAAGCGTCACCCGCGAAAGCCACGTAGCAGCCGTCGGGATAGAGCGCGAGCAATTCATCGCGAAGTTTCTGATCGTCGAGTTGGTAGAACGACCACGGGCGCAGCCACGTTCGCTGGAACGTGATCAAATTCATGTTGTAGTCGCCGCCCTCGGTGAGCGGACCGCCTTGCGACTGCGCTAGGCGCGCGAGGCGTTCGTACTGCGCGGATTCCCCCGGCGCGACAGGCGGCCCAATCTTGCTGGCCGCATGCGGGTAAGCTGCCTTCAACCGCGCCTGGTGCACTTCCATGTTCCATTGCAGAAACGGATACTCGTGCATCTCATTCGCCCAAGGCGGAGTCTTCAGCTCGAGGCCGCCGACGATCGTGACCACTTCCTGCCCATTCGGTACCCGCAAGCGCGTTTGCGCCGCGGGCACCGTCACCACGTCGCCGGGCACGTAATCGCCAAGCTCAAAGAGCGCTCCGCATTCGCAGAGCGGCAAGGCTGCCGCTGACGCGTTTCCATAGGGCTCGGGGGAAGGCCGGCCGTTTCTCATCGGCGTGCTAGCTCCCGAGGGCGGCGGCGCAGCAAGCGCCGCACTAACATTCGGCGCCACGGCATTTCCATTCGCCGGCGTTTCCGCTCCACACTGCTTGCAACGCCAAACATCCGGCGCGATCTTCACCTGCCGCGCTGCAATCTGCGTTTCGGGATGAAATCCGAATCGCTGGCCGTCCACGACGTAGCGCACATACGCGCCAACTTTGCCGCTCGTCCAAAGCTGAAACGCTTCCTCAACGATCACGTTGCCAATGCGATTGTTTTGCTCGACGAGCTGCGATACTTCCGTGGCAGCTTTCGCGGCGGAGACATCCTCTTCCGCCTGCGCCGATTGAGGAAAGAATCGCACGCGCGGAATATCCTGTGAAAGGACGGCGATGATGGAAAGGCCGAAAGCCTGGTAGATGTTCGTGACGAATTCGTACCGCGGCATATCCTCGAGCGAAGTCTGATCGCTAAATTTTTGCTCGAACGGAAGATGCCAGTTCTGATCCTGCTCGCTCCACCAGAGATATTGCAGGCCGCGCCAGAATTGGTGCGCCTGCTTGATGCGGCGGACTTCCGCGCGGCGTGATGTCTCGGATTCCGTGGTGAAATCGAAAACGATGCGGCGCAACGCAGCCTGAAGGCGATCGGGCAGATGTTCGTTGTTCGCGCCATACGCCACGGCTTCGAGAACTGAAATCGGATCATCAGGCCGCGCAGGCCCAGTCGCGGGACTCTCCACCGGCACGACAGCCGGATTCGCCGGCGCCGGTTCGCCCGGAAAGGTAATATTGAAATCGTTCGCCATGTGTCCTCGATGAATCGGATGGAGTGGCCGGCTGGGGTTTAGGGTTAATCTTCGGTGAGCGTGTCGCGGAGAAAATTCACCAGATCCCCCGGCGTCGTGAACACGTGCGTCTCAGGCGCCAGCGCGAAAACGCCGCGAGGCACAAATCCCGGCGCCGCCTGCGTTCCAAAATGCGCCGCAATCCCCGGCGCTTCCGATGGAACTCCAAACGCGCCGCGCACGCTATTCGCTCCCGTCGGCGCCGCGTCAATCGTTTCGCGATGTATATGCGCCACGTACCCACGTGAATTTCGCCCACCGTAACGCCCGCCACCCGGCGTCGCTGAGATTTCAATTTCAACGCGATGTATCGCGGTCGCGGGTAAGTCGCCGGCTTCCTGCCTGGACGATTCGCTTGCATCCTCGTCAGTGAATGGATCGCTCGGGCCGTCGCCCAATTGCGAAGCGTTGCCAAGCGCGCGAGTGTTCTCGATCGCTGCGCCCATCGTGGGGTTCATGTAATATCGTCCTCGAATGATCGGCATGTTTGCTCCTCGCTACAGCATCGAATCGGAATTGTCGCGATTGTTCATGCGGCGGACGTTTTCGATCTCAAGCATTCGTCCGATTTGCTGCCACGAACGCCGCCGCAACGGATTCGCAGAAACGATCAGGCCCTTCGCGCGAACGCTGCGGCGGATCTCGTCGGCGCTGCCATCGCTGTACCTTACGTCACCTTCAGCAGTCTCGCGTTGCGGTCCGGCTTTATGTTTATCGTCAACGCGCGGATGGAAATTGTGGGACGCGTCATAAGAGGTGCCGCCTTTCCCGCTGCGAGACCCAGCCCGCACATCGCCCCCCCGCTGTCGCTCGATTTCAGCATCCATGCGTAACGGCGGAATGCCCGCAATCCCAAGTATCGAATTCAGAAGCGCACGATTCTCCGCGCGCATCCGGGCATTTTCGTCTTCCAGGGCGCGCGTATAGCGTGACGCCGTGATGCGCACCCAGATTTTGCGAAGCGATGAGAACATGCGTATTCCATCCTAAAAGCGGCTGGTCTTACGACCAGCTCTACAGTTGCCGAGCGTGAATTCGTGGCTCTGGCACCTCGCCCGCAAATGTTCGCTGATCGCCGCGGCGGGAATTCGCGGGCTGGAAGCCCTCGCAGGTTCAGCGCAACGGCGCACCGGGGCGCGGATGGTGCCGCGCGAATGAAATAGGTCCGCTGCGCCGCTGCTCGTCGAGTTCGGCCTTGCGCGCCTGAATCGCGCGAATGGTCGGGTCGTTCGATGTAACGCGCGCGGCGATGCGCTGGTCGAATGGCGCATTCGCTCCGGTCTGCGATCGCATCCGCGATTTCAATCCGTAACGCGCCGCGTCGGCGGCGTCATCGCCGTCCATTTTTTCGATGTCCTCGACGCGCGCTGAATCGCGCACCAGCGACGGCAATGTGCGAATCAACTCCGCGCAATTCTCCGTAATCGTCCATTCGCCGGCG